GGAATACATTTTCTTCGAGTATGCACCGGCTGTGGTAATACCACCGGCGACCCAAAATCTGCCGTTCCATGAGGCCATTGCAAAGGCCATAAGCGGTGCGGGTAAAATATCGACCCCGACCTGTGCCCAAGTTCCACCGGGCAAATCGGCATCCGCACTCTTGTAAACTTTTTCCAGAGGAGTTGTTCCATCGGTTGTCCCGCCGACCTGATATAATTCACCGGCGTAAACAACAACTTTATGCTTATGAACGGCGGCGGTCAAATCTTTACCACCAACCCAATTGATACCATCGATGGAAGAGATAACAGTGGCCATAACGGTGCCTGTATCATCCAACCCGCCGACTAATACCATTTTTCCATTGAAAATGGCGGCGTCCCCTTCGGTAAATCCAGCATGCATCACGTCCGGCGTAATTGCAAGGGGATTCGGTGTAACCTTTTCCCAAAGATAAGCGGTTTTTGATTTATAGACCTTATTATTTAATACATTTTCGAATTCTTGGCCTCCGAAAATCCATATAAAGCCATTATAACTGAGAGGGACATAACTTTCCAGTCCCTTCGTTCTGAGGCTTGCAAATTTATCCCATTTTTGTGCAAACATATGTTTTATCTCCTTATTTTTTGAACATTTTTGACATTTTGAAAATCCAGCTTGCTTGGTCTGGACTGAAGCTTTTTTCCTTATCGTAATAATCTTTTATACCGACAGCCATTTTAAACATATCTTTGCCTGTGGCGTCATTTCGTCCCTTCAGACTGCCGATAATCGCCTTTAAAGTTCCAAGGGCGTTTTCAGTTGACCCCTCAGTCAATTTTGCGGCGGCTTTATGTGCATCACGTGCATTTTTAAAGACATTTTCCATATGAGCAAGCGTTCTCAATTGCTTTTTATGGATATCGGAATATTTATTATCGCCGATGCCGGATACTTTGTAACTGCCAAAGCCGGGCTTTTCGCCATATGTTTCCATATGCGCCAGAGTTTGGATATCAGACCATTTCTCACGTGCCGATGCTATTATTTTCTCCAGAGCACTGGCTTGACTTTTATGGTTTTTAAAACCAAGTTTTGCGACAATCCGACCCCGTTGTTTATCGGTCAGGGCGGAAGTGTTGACTGATACCTTGGAAATATTGAGCTTTTTAAAGCCGAAATCCTTTTTATCAAACTGCGTTTGATATTTCATGAACCAATCAAAGGCTTTGCTCGGTATCCCCTTGATTTTATTTGCATATTGGCTCGGTAATGCGGCTTCATTTAAAGGTGCTGACTCCCATAATCCAAATATAGCAGCTTCGGCCTTTACCTTCTGGCCGGTTTTACCGGTTTTTAATGCGTTCCAGTCTTTCGCCTTCATCATCACAAGGGAACCTTTACCACCTGACCCCTGAAAATTTAAAATAACAGTCGATCCACCTTCGATAAGTTCGATGGTGCCTTTATCACGACCTTCAATCAGATAATCTCCAAAAGGTTCTGGCTCCGGCTCTGGCTCCGGCGTTAAACTATCATACATATCCTGAAAGGAAAACTTCCTTGACGGCGTAAAATTAAATTTCTTCATTGCGGCCTCTTATTTATTGATAAACGTCCGTTTGCGTTTGCCGGTTGCAGTTTTGCCCCGTTTGCCCAGTCGTTTTTGCTTTTTCTTAAACCGTTTAAACTTGGCGGTTTTTCTCGTCCGGCGACCTTCGATTTTCTTTTTGGCTTTAACTTTCCGAAATTCGCGAGCGGCCTTCCGCCGTTTCACTGGGTCTCGGCGGACTCGTTTGGCAGGTGGTGCTTCATTTATTTCGATGGATTCGGCCACATACCATTTGCCACCTTTTTTAAATTTGACACCGGATTTGATAACGTCACCGGCCATACCGATACGAACAACTCCAGGTTTGGCTTCGTGTTCGATGCTATCATTCGCCTTCAGGGTGACGTCACCCTTATCGGTTTTGATTTTAAGGGCGGCTTCAGCTAAATCCTCTTCCTCATCACCGGCAACGATTTCAATTATTTCGATATATTCATCCACCAAATCATCCGGCACGTTATCCTCATCGAGTGCCATAATAAAATCGAACATTTTATTGCAGAGTTGGGCTTCCTCTAAAACCTCATCCTCATCGATAAAACTGTCATCAAATTCATTGGCTTCGTAAAAATTTTTGAAATCTTTCATATTTGAATACTCCTATTTGATTTATATATAACTATTTACCAGTTCACTGGATTGAAATGTTCAGTGAACGTGTACAACTCTAAAAATGAACGATAACATCCGAACCGTTATCGTGCAGAATGCATTTATATGTCACATTTTCCCGTGGAGCACTCGGTTACTTCCTCATCCACTTCAGTATAAGCCTGCTCCTTTTGCAAATATTCCCCGGCCTGCCTTTTGGTAATCGGCACCAATATCTGCCCCTTTTTAGATCCATCCACGTAACAGGTTGTTCCCTTTAAGTCCCGCATATACTGTAATAAAAGGTAACTCAGGCGGTCTGATTTTGTCCCCTTCGGTAAATTAAGCGTTTTTGATACGGCACCATCCACATATTTTTGGATGGCGACCTGTGTTTCCAAATGGTCTTCGGGCTTAAGGTCTGCAGAATCAACAAACCAGTCCGGCGTTGCTTCTTTATTTTCGATTATTTTTTGGAAAATTTCATGGACATAGGCCCGTTTCCCGACCTCATCATTGCGAATATATGCCTTATAAGTTAATGGTTCCGCCGACCCCGTGACTTCCGCCAACAAAGAAATCGTCCCCGTTGGTGCGATGGCTTGCATTGTTACATTTCGGATACCAAACTTTTTAATATCCATTCTGGTCTGGTTAGGTAATTGGCGCACAAAATTGGCCTTACTGTACAACATCGGGTCAAATTTTGGGAAGGCACCCTTCTCTGCTGATAATTTAATTGATGCCTCATATGCGTAATCACGGATATTTCTCATCAGCTTTTCAATTTCTAAAACGGCTTCCTCCGACCCATACCGAAGTTTTTTGGCGAATAAATACTCGGCCAGTCCCATAATGCCGATACCTATGCGGCGAGATTCAAATGCTTTCCGTTTTATACCGGGAATATGGTCCGGATATTTATTGACTTGGATGATATTATCCAAAAATCGAACGGCCAGATGCACGGTTTGCTCCATTAACTGCCAATTGGTATTGACGTGGCCGGTAATTAAATTCGGCAAAACAAGCGACCCCAAGCAACAAACTCCATCGTCTCCAAGGGGAACTTCCCCACAGGGATTTGGTGCAATAATCGGGTCAAAATAATAAGAGTTGTTGCTCCGCAGATTATCCCAGTTTATCAGTCCAGGTTCCGCATATTTTACGGCATTATTCATCATCAAATCCCATAAATCTTTGGCCCGAACGGTATTATACACTTTCTGGTTAAAATGCAAATCCCAGTTGGAATCAGTCTCCACTGCATCCAAGAAATCTTCGGTTACCCCGACTGATATATTAAAATTATTTAACAGTCCGTCCACGATTTTGGAATTGATAAACTTAAAGATATCGGGATGGCTTACAACCATCAAAGCAAGGGCGGCGGCTCGTCTTGCTCCCCCTGTTTTAATGGTTTGAGCGAAGGCGTTATATCCGGTCAAAAATGATATGGGTCCGGACGATTCTCCGCCTTTTTGCATTATAGGTGCATCCTCCGGCCTCATAAAAGAGGCGTTAAAGCCAACTCCGCCGCCTTCTGCCCATAAAATCATGGCATCAGCTCCGGTGTATGCAATGCTTTCAATGGTATCTTCAATATTTTTGGCATAACAATTGAATAAAGTTCCACGGGGCCGGCCCATATTTCTCAAAATACGTCCCGCAGAAAGGAAATGCATATTGTATATCATTTCGGAGAATTTTTTGGTATAAAGCTGTTGGTTTTCGTATGTTGTTTCAACGGCGGCGGCACCTTGTCCAACTCGCATTGATAATCTTTCCCAATTTTCATGTTCATTGATAAAATACCGATTCTTTACAATCACTTGTGCCTTCGGTTTGAGCATTGGTGAGATTCCTTTCTATTTGGAATAAGTAAAGCCGGACAGCTTGCTTATTGCAGTTGCAACCACTCCGGCTTGCATTATACTATGATTTGTTTAAATTAGTCAATTTCAATTACCTCAAAGTCGGAAATATGAAATAATTTCCCTTCACAGAAAATGATGTCGAATTTTGTATCTTCGAGTTGGATACATTCGGGGATATAAGTTTGTTTTCCATCTAAAAAGCAATTATACGGTGACCCATATTGGCACCTTATTTGGTCCATATATTCGGTAAATTCGTCAGAAAATATTGGCCCGTCACCATAATCATAAGACTCCAACATGATAATATCTGTGCCCCGCTTAACCCGCTTTGAACCTTTTGGGAAAAACGTGACGACCACGAAATGCTTTTTATTATCTATCTTTTTAAAATCCTTCCGGTATGCAATAATCATGCCTTGATTAAGGCTTTTTGAGAAGAATAAAAATTCTGGATTATTTAAATTAGTATAGGCCGGTCCCATTGATAAATATTTATCAATCATCCGGCGAAAAAACCCTTGTATCTCTTTATCGGAATATGAATTCCTTTCTCCCATCCTTTGTGCGGCGTGGTTGGTATCGATAACCCACCTTCCGCCGTGCTTAAAAATATATTCAAGGCGTTGTCCATTCCGTTCAAATTGCAAACCTGGACCCTTCGGTAAAAGTGGTTTGACCAATTTTGGTTTGGTCGGCCTTGGCTTATCCTTTTTGAGTCGTCTGACGACATCGGGATTTGCAGTGCGAATAATACGTGCAGGTTCAGCCTCTAAAAGTTCTCGAAATTTATTGAAGGGAGAATTATCCCCAATGACCGACATTATTTTATGCCTCTTTTTTGAATACCCTAATGGGTATAATATCCCACATTAAGGGCGAAATATTGGCTTAATGGTCCTTTAAAGCAACATTAAGCGGCCATATGGTCCCTATAAGGACCATTTGAAGAATGTGTGGGTGACCTCTTTCGGAGAGCAACCGGAGAGCATCACCCTTGGAAAAGATATGAGCAGGACTTCCAGAGAATTAGCATTCCATCACCTTCTCCCGCCTAATACCAGTGGGTTTGTGGTTACTCATACCCCTGTTTTTATTTACCCGTTTCAAACATTTCAGGGAAAACATTTCGATACATTATTTCCGGTGTCGGCACCATAGTTGGCATCGTTATTGGAAACCACATAATTAGGCCGACCTCCGATTGATAAAGAAATCCCCCATTGGATGCATATGACATTTGTCCGGCCAGAGATTTATAAGCCTTGGCTGGATATAAAGAGAATTCTTTATCCTCTTTATTTAATAGACCATAAATCCAAAACCATCCTTCTTCCTGCGGCCAGTCCCACGTCCATTTTGCAGTTGGTCTGCCTTGTGGCGGCGGCTTTATTGGCCTCTTGGCTGTTTTGGGCGGGTCTTTCCGATTGTCCCGTGTCTTCCCTTCCGTCAATCTGGATGGCATCATATACATACTTAATAATCTCCATCAGCGAGCAAAACTGCCCGTTTGCCGTTTTTGATTTCGGTGACCGTTACAGATTTACGAATCCCTCCGTTCTCCCATACATTATCATGGTATAAACTCTCCGATATATCTCTTACTTTTTCTTTGAACATTTTGTCGGCCTCAGTGCGGTCTTCGGCACGGACATACATAAATGCTCCAATATAATATCCCGAAAAATCATAAATATAAGTTCTCATTTGTAAAAATACCTCCCGTTCCTTTTGATAAAACATGCTTGCCATTTTTCCCGAAGTTTTAAGGTGCAAGTATCATAAAGCGTTCTGCCAAAAAATGAAATGGAATAACATCCACCACCTTGATATCGGGCGTTTCTGGAAAACTTATCCATCAACTGGTCTTCTGTAAATCCATCTGTTTTCATCATTTTCTCCTTGTTAGCGAATGGAGTGGCCGGATTTGATACCGGCTGAGTCGGGTGACCCCACCCAAAAATTGTGCAAGTGGTTTCGATCACGGAGATATGCCCTTATCCCCTGCCCTTCTCTTCCCCATGTGGCGTCCTTTCTCAGATATGGAAATCCAATACTAAGCATGGCACTCCAAGGCGTTAAATTATGTTACATAAAAGTTTGGCGGCGGCGTCATAAACGTCCCGTCCGGTGCGAGCTATTTCCATTCCAACGGCGGTGTATTCTTTTTCATCTTTGGCTTTAATTACGGTGCAAAGTTTTTCTGCCCAGTCGGGATGCAATACATCCCATTGTCTCATCCCACATTCCTTGGTGGTGCAATCGGTAACTTCCTTGACCGAAAATTGCCCGTCCAAGTTGCTCATCATGAATTTGCCGTCTCTGGCGTTGATGGCGAGCGTGACCGTTTTGCCCGTCCAATTATCGGCATTGACATTCATATAAGTCATCATATCCGATAGGCCAAGTTCCCGTTGCAAAAACTTATGCAGACCCAGTGATATGGCCTCATCAATTTCCAAAACATTGAGATGATAAGCGTGGTCGGTTCCCCGAATCTTTACCTGAAAACCTGCGGGATTCCGCATATAGGTTTTCTGATAGGCTTCGACAACAATTTCTGACCCGTCAATATTAAAGGTCTCGGCCTTGCGGCCATGTTTTACATTTGCCCCTATCATAATTTACACCTCATATTTATTTATCAGGTTGATGATGCTATTTCGGTTCGACCGAATTTTTTCATTCATCTGCCAAAATTCATCTTCATATTTGGCGTTCAGCTCTTTTAAATTGGTGTCAAATTGCTTTTGGATTTTTTCCTTTTCAACCGATGCCAGTTGGATGTTGCTTTCTCGGCAACTAATCTCATCGGCGGTGCCAAACATATCCGTCAACAGCCCCATCCCACCTTTTTTATATAAGGCGGCGATTTCGTTTTTGCCTTTGGTATCGGAAATCATCGGATGAAAATTATAAACCGTCTGGATGGTATTCCAATCATCCTCATCGATGCTTTCGTATTTCGTGCCGGTTGCTTTGCAAAATTCATCTTTATTCATTTCAAATCCCCCTAAAAGTGTTGACGTTTTCTTCTAATCTTATAACGTATATCGGCATTTGTCAACAAAACTTTAGGTTTATTTTCACTATTTTTAAAATAAACATCGTCCAACCAATAGTCGAAATTTCTCAGACTGAGCTGATAAAGTTCCATATAATAGGCGGCTGATTCTTGGAAATCCATTCAAAATAAATCCAGGATTTTGATTTCATTGAATGCACCTTTTTTATTTCCTATATATTGGAGCATATGGGCGATAACATCTACCGTCCAACCGTTTCCAATCATCCGATATCTCTGCGTGGCGGATACTCCGTCAGTGTAATTATCCGGCACGGTCTGCAACCTTTCGCATTCCATCGGCGTTAATTTACGAAAATGTATATTATTTAAATCCTCATCCCCGACCAACAACCCCAATTTATTCCGTTTGAGCATCGATTTGACATTCTCTTTATACATTGTCGAAAGGATGCACTGGGATTTATCAAGGACAATATGCTCCTTTGTGAGGCCGGACGTGGTCAAGCAATTGACTTTATCATCGTCTCTGGTGACCAATTCTTTATCCCGCCGTGGCGAGTAATCGACCCCATATGCCTGTTTAAATTTGCGGCGGATGCGTTTGGCGGACTCTGTCCGGCGTTCCGTAAAGACGACCTGTCGGCGATTTTTTGTAAGGTATCCCTTCAGGTTTGTGCCTTTGAAATAATTGGCATCCAAGCAAAATGATTTATCTCTATCAACGACTCCGGCCTCAAGCACATCGGCCAGTTTGATACCTTTATCTTTTGGTTGCCTGTCGGTCAGGTTTGTCCAATAATACCGTTGGCGATTTTGGGCGGATACCAATGCGGAGTTTATCAATATGGGCTCGACCCCAAGCTCTCGAGATATAATATCCCGCCATTCCTTTTTCATTTTGACGTTTTCAAACAGGAAATATTTGGGTTTTACCTTATTAAATATCCGCACAAATTCCCAAAAGAGACCGGACTTGCCCTTAAAACCAGAGTGGTCTCCGGCGTTGGAAAAGGATTGACAAGGCGAACCTCCCATCAATAAACCAATCGGCGGCAATGAGTCTGTATTCAGACCGGTGATATCCCCAAGCTGAAGTGTATCGGGATAATTTTTTAGCGTGATTTCGATAGCATACTGGTCAATCTCACTGGCAAAATAATGGTCGTATTTTATACCGGCTCGTTCCAGTGCGATTTGCCCACAGCTCATGCCATCAAAAAGGCTTAAAACATTGAACATTTTTGCTCCTTATAAAAATGCTGGCAAACTAAATCCCACCACGTCCGGCAACATATAATATAAAAATACCAGAGCGGCTCCGATAATTAAAAGTGAAATAAACGTTCCAAAATCATTCATTATGCTCCCTCATCTTGGTCACCTTTCCGTGTCCACTCCCGATTGAAATACTGGATTATGCCGTCAGTGGTCATTACGTTGAAGGCTTTTACGGAATTGTCATCGTTGCATTTTACAACGGTGCCTTCCAGTCCCTCATTTACCCCGTGGGCATAAACGTAATCACCGACCTGCACAACGTTGCCAAATTTATCTTCAAAATTTTTTCTGATTTTTCTTTTGCCCATGATATTTACCTCTAATATTTTAGGTTTGCGCAGGGATACTTGACACATCTCTTAAGATGCATCGCCACCCTTCGCCGCCCTCTCCCTGCGGCTTTTTCGCCGTGATGCCGGTTGGTTTTTCTTCCCTATACCCAATAAGATATTGGGAATCTCCTAAAAAGTCGTGCTTGCAATCACGGTCAGAAAGGAGCAGGTACTTTTCCAAATTGTATTTTTAAGCAGAGCGTTCACGATTCTGGTGGCTTAATTAGGCACATCCAGATGGAAGATGCTCAAAATTTTACCGACATCACAAAAATTTTTATGCGGCTTTGGATTCGTAATATTCCACGTTGCCGTTGCCGTCAAAATCGTATGCCCATCCTTGGCCTTTGCACCAAGACCCGATGTGCTTATCGGTGCGATTGTCGTAATATAACCAAACAACCGTTCCATCTTGTTCAACGTGCTTCGATTTATATACGTGTTTGGTCGGGTCAAGGCCTGATTTTTCTTCGACCAAGGTCATCAATTTGTGCTCATATTTGGCCTTGCTTATGTGTTGTTTAAATTGGAATTTCATATTACCCATGATATTAAATTCTCCTATATGTTGACGTTTTCTTCTCATTCTATAACCTATATCGGCCTTTGTCAACAAAACTTTAGGTTTATTTTAAAAAATATCAGATAAATTCGTTTCCTTGCACATTTTGAAAACCGTGCCCATTTTGGTATAAATGTTTTTAATAACCGATAAAAACGTTTTTTCAAATTGCAAATCCCAGTCCACATATTTAACTGCCTCTTCGGGGATGCGGCGGATAAAACCTATCACGTTTTCATCGAATATGTTTGGTTTTGTTAGGTAAACGAACTTGATTTTCTCCCCGCTGTTTATCTGCGGCCATCCATCAATATTTCTGATATGGTTATTGTATACGATAGCGGCACGGACGCCGATGGGAGTTTTGGTCGTATATGATAAATCACCATTCTTTTTCTCGACCAAGAATCTATCAATATTATTGGCAGACCGTGGGAAGGCGATATCGATTACATCATAGGATTTGAATTTGGCCTTTTGCTCTTTTACAAAATCCAGGAGTTTTGATTCATCATCTAATAAAATTCCAATCGATTCCTTTAAGGCATCCCTGATAACTTTTGGCGTGGAAGACCGGACAACCTCAATCCCCTTGACCTTCAATTTCGGCACCGGATATGTAACTCCCTCATCCCATATGACGTTGAGGGCATAATGCTTTTTTGAAGTCCATAAGGCGTTGGTAATCGTTTTCTCATGGTTCATAAACATCCGGTTCTCATTGGCGTTGACATATTTTGCAAGGTCTTCATATCCGTCCGAAAGTATCGGTTGGATAACTTTGGCCACGAAAGCATTGACCTGCTTTACTAATTCAACATCGGTAATCCCTTCATTTCGAAGGCGGATTTGGTTAACCACATATTTGACCGATATGTAAAGTGAATCGGTATCCCCATAAATTAATTCCCATCGATACTTTTTGCGGTTCGGATGTTCCATTACTCGCTTTGCAGCCCATTTTAAAGCCAATTGAGAGGAGAGGGTGATGGCAGATGCAAGGCGGACGTCATAATACCGGAAATGGATATTGCCCATTGCGCCATACTCGGAGTTCATTAAAATCTTCATGGCCATCTGATAATTGTGCTTCGTGGATATTTCCTTTTCAAAAACTGCCCACTGCTTTTTTAAATCGTCCGGACCTTTATAATCCTTGAACTCCGTTTTGACTTCGATACCGTTTTTATTTTTCCATTCCTGAAGCTTTTGCTTCCACTTAATCATCTTTTCCTTGGCCACGACTCTATCACTATAAATCCCCCGCAAAAGACCCGGCACGATGCCTTCCTTATCCTTGCGGAAAAAGCACCCGTTTGCGGCCATAATTGCATCTTCTGGTGCGACAAATTCTTCGTTTAAATAGCGGTCATCCAAATCCATCGTGATATCGATTTGAGTCCGCATATCATCAATCAAAGACTCCGGTGAGATATTGTATTGTTGCTGCACGTGCGGATACAAAGATTTTAAATCGACTGCTATCAGCCAGTCGTGAATTTTGGTTTCCGGCTTGTAAACATAGCCACCCGCATATTCCTCTTTCTCCCCAGTGTGCTTCGGCGGAATCATTATGTTTTTCTTTTTCAGGGTGTTGTAAAATATCGAATCCCAAACTCCAACCGTTCCCAAGGTATCAACGAAGTTGGTTTTGGAAAAATAAGCGATGGTGCAAGTTAGGTCAATTAAACCTAACTTCTGGTCGAGCAAGTCCATTAATTCAACGTCCCATATATTATAATCGATGTATTTTTGCGAGTCTTTTACCCACATATCATGCAGAGTATCATATTCCGAATAATCCAACTTCGTATCGCCCAGTTCTTGAGATGCGATATAATCAAGACTATACATTTCCCGTGGCGTATAGACAAACTTTTTATACATGAGTTGGAAATCGAGCAGGGGAATGCCTTCCATTTTTGAAAAATAATCAATTATCCTGCCGGATATTGGGTCAACCTTTTTCTTGCAGGTTGTAAATCCAAAGGGCGAAAATCCGTTCATATATTCCTTGCCCATGACGAATTTGCCCCGCTTGATGATATAGGGGAAGTCAAACATCTTGGAGTAAAATCCAACGAGCATATCCGGCTTCTCTTTGCGGACGACCTGCCGGAGTCGTTTAAATATGGTCTCCTCATCTTGGCATAGGTAAAACTTGACTTTACTCAAATCAATCCACGTCCCCTTTTCATCTTTTAGGCACGTCTTTTTGGGGTCCCATGCTTTGGTTGACATAACAAAATAACGGTTCCCCCGCATATCCTTTAATGATATCGATGTGATTTCCCTGTCGGCCTCATCTACTTTGGCAAAGCCTTCGGATGAATCAATTTCAATATCAATCAAAAATGGCCGGACTTTTGATAGGTCGTAATCAACTTCATCTGGATAATTTTCACCAAGGAATTGATACTCCTCTTTCATTGTGCCGTAAAAATCGACCTCCTCATATTCTTCGATGAAGTTTCGATATTTGGCAATGCTGTCAAATCGCTTCCATTGCAGGGGATTCCCATAAATATCCGTGTATTGATATTCTTTATCAGGGTCTGGCGATCGGACCATCTTCCCCAACATCGGTTGAAATGGAATCTTTTCTTCATGGCGGACACCGGCCTCATCATAATAGACGTGCAAAACCAATCCATTATCATCACGGGACTGGCCAACATAGGTGTAAAATTTTGACATTTACTTTCCTTTTTTCCAGAGTTTAAATTTCATTAAGCCAAATTTTCCTTGAACCACATTGGCTTTAATTATACCACAAATCTCTTCCTTTGACATACCGTTCTCAATCATTTTATTGACGTCTTTTCCATATCGTTTATATTTATATGGTATCAGGCATAACTTGAAACCGGCTCTTAAAACTTTGTCAATTCGCGCACACATTTCTTTATTACGTGGCTCATTGTCATAGCAAAATATGTATTTATCCTTTGAAGCCAAATCCAGGAGATATTTTAAATCCAAATCTGCTCCCCCGAAGGCGATGGCATTGGGCATAAAAATTGAATCAAATGCTCCCTCAAATACCAGAATGGTTTTATAGGCATCCAACCGTTCAAGGCCGAAAACCTTTTTATGGGCGTCATCAAATTTAATTGTGATATACCGCAGGCCGGTCTTTTGTAACGAACGTCCCTGCACGGCGAATATTTTGCGGTGTTGAGTGTAAAATGGGATGACAATCCGTGGGTCGGACTCCATTACATTTTTAAATTTATCCGGTATTATGGAGTTGATATACTCTTGGAAATTATCTGTCCAATAAAAATAACGCATATACCTCATGGGCAACTGCCGGTTGGCAAAATACTTAACGGCTTCGTGGTCGTCCGGTAATTTGCATAATTTCTGCAGGTTGAGGCGGCGTTTTTGGTTCTCGGAAGTGTCCTCTTCGACTTCGGTCTGCACCAATTCAGGGCGGGTCTGTCGTTTGGTTTTGAATAAAATTTTGGTGTATTCTTTGGCAACCGAAGGAAAGTGCTCTCTTAAAAATTCTAATATGGGTTTTGAGTATCCACAATTATGGCAGTGATAAGTGATTTTTGTGCCATTGATTAAAATCCAGCCCCGTTTTTTGGTCTCGGATTTTAAGCTGTCCCCGCAAACCACACAGCGGAAGTTCCAATGGTCTCCCTTCTTTTCAAGCAAGGGGAGTGGTAATTGATGGATAATGTTTTCAATCATTCAGTCTTTCGAACTGCGGCGAGTCTCTTATCCAGTTCCCGTTTTAGAATGAGGCACTGGCCATAGGTAAATTTCCGAATTTCTTTACCTATATCATCGACTCGTTCATTGGTTATGGTCTTTTTGACCTTTAATTTAGGGATAATTTTCGTCCCTTTATCTCTTGACGATTTGAGATTTCTGTTTTTCATTATTATACTCCGTTAATTGATTTTTGTCATATTTATTTCAATTATATCCGGTCCGAACTCGATATTGAGAATCGGCTCAAATGTATTATAATCACAGGTGTCGATTTCAGCCTTTCTGAAAATCAGCCGGGCTTGTTTGGTGAAGTCGGCATCGTGATATTTATCCGAAAAATATACCACCTTTTTTATACCGGCCTGCACGATTACTTGAGCGCAGATGTTGCAGGGATATAAAGTGCAATAAATGGAAGAACCTTCGACCGGCCCCGTGGCATTTAAAACGGCATTGACCTCTGCATGAACCACGAACGGATATTTAGTGCCGGCCCATCCATCCCCTTCCCGTTCCCACGTGAAATCATTTTTGCACCCATTGACGAAGCCATTATATCCCATCCCGACAACTCGACCTTTTCGGTTTGCGATGCAGGCACCGACCTGCGTGGACGGGTCTTTGCTCCGGCGAGCAGACAAAAAGGCCAAGCTCATAAAATAATTCCATTTTGATATTGCTGTCATTATCTCTCCTTAAAAAAACTTATCAATAGATTTTGCCAATTTTCTCATTCGGTTATGTCCGAAATATTCTGTCAAAAGCTGATAATTACCTTTTTTCTCCGGCTCATCGTCATAGGATTTTAAACATCCTTCCCAAACTCGGTCCGGAATAGTATGTTTTGACAACCGGATTAACCGTTTATTACGTTTAAAATTACTAAGCAGTCCCTCTTGTTTGATGTATTCCTCAAGTCCCTGCTCCAGTATTTTATCAATTGTTTTGGGACCGCAGGCTTTTTGTCGCTTGCCATCGGTGATAAATGTATCAGAATCTGACCGAATGTTTGGAACATCATCCCCCGCATCTCCGCCGATAACATGTTTTATCAGAAAGACTCTTGGATTTGGGCATTTTATCCATTTCCAGTCGTGCGTATCCCACAGCTTTACCCCTGAATTCAAGAGTTGTTTAAAATCTTTATCCCGTGACGCGATGATAATTTCGGATGCCGTATTTTGTAAATGGTATACCAACACGGCGATTATATCGTCTGCTTCAGCCCATTGTGCCTGCACAACTTTAAACGGGAAGTATTTTCGCAGGTCTTCCTTGATTTCATCGATAACTTCCACAAACTCGGAATAATTTAGCTTGGATTTCTTTCGAGTAATCTCCCGCCGTGCCTTGTAATATTTGAAATATTTTTTACGCCAGGAATATGAGTCGAAGCAAATAACCATTTCTGTCGGCTGATGCTTTACTTTTAAACGCTGAAGGGAGTTCAGCATAAGATATTTCCAGTGGGTCTGCACCTGCTTGGGCGTGTAAGTTGAATCCTTGGTAATTTTGATATTAGTGTGAAATGTTGCCCATGCAATATTGCTGAAATCGACCAATAATATTCGTTTTAAAACCATGTTGATGATACTCTCCGTTTATCACAAGATTCTTCGGGATCTATTGGCTTATTTTTAACAAATTTGTCACAAATTTTCGGCATAAACTTATGCGTAATCGAGCAGGCTTTTAAATCCTGCCA